GTCGCAGGGACAAACAGCTACGTAGAGCAGCTGGCCAATTTGGCTGTTGTTAAGCTTAACTTATCGGACCCTACCGATCCGTTCACGATCCTAATCCCGCAAGCAATCACATACGCTGAAAACCGCATGTATCGTGACTTAGATTTTCTAAGCACTGTAACACGCAGTTCTTCATATCAATTTACGGCTGGTAATAGAAACCTGACTATTCCCGCAGCTGATTTTATGACTATTCAAGAACTGAATGTCATTACTCCTGCGACCATTACAAACCCGGAACAAGGCACACGCAATCCGCTTTTGCCGACCACTAAAGAGTTTCTAAACAACGTTTATAGCACTCTGGGTGTCACGGCTGTTCCAGAATACTTTGCCATGATTGACCAGAACAATGTTATTGTTGGTCCTTGGCCGGATAACACTTATACGGTTGAAGTCACTGGAACGGTTCGCCCTGCCAGCTTATCATCAACGAACCAGACAACGTTTATTAGCTTGTATCTGCCTGATGTATTTCTTATGGCATCTATGATCTTTGTTTCTGGTTACCAGCGCAACTTTGGCCGTCAGTCTGATGACCCAGCAATGGCGCAGTCATATGAAGGACAATACAAGGCGCTTCTGACTGGCGCGATGATCGAAGAGGCACGCAAGAAGTTTCAAGCATCTGCTTGGTCTTCCATGTCTCCCCCTGTGGCCGCATCACCGACACGGTAACGCGCCATGCCACACAATAGCCTGAAGCTTATTCCGGGTGTCGATCAAAACAAAACAGTTGCCTTAAACGAAGCAGCTATTTCGTTCACAAATTTAATTCGTTTTGTTCCTGACCGGAATGGATTGGGTCTTGTTCAAAAGCTTGGTGGTTGGACGCGCTTTTACAATGCCCCAATCAATTCAAAGGTTCGCTGTCTCTGGGCGTGGCAAACGCTTAACGATGAAAGCTATTTGGCTGTAGGGGCTGAAGCAAGCCTTAACACAATCAGCAATAATGTTCTAAGAAACATTTCGCCACAATATTATGTGGTCAATGCTCCAGTTAATTTTTCTACTATTAATGGCAGCGCTACTGTCACAATATACGATGCCAACAGCAACATTGATAATTACGATGCTGTTCTTATTGAAACACAGGTCACTATTGGTGGATTGCGGATTCAGGGGCTCTATCAGTGTACAGCATTAAGCGCTAATACTTATTCAATTCAAGCTACGGATGTACTTGGTAATCCAGAGCTAGCTACATCAACTGTATCTAACAGTGGCAACACGCCTATATTTTCTACATCATCAGGTTCAGCGCAAATTACCGTTGATCTAAATGATCATCTTTATAGCGTTGGTGATACATTTACCATGCTTGTCCCGCTTACAATTGGCGGTATTTCATTATTTGGCAATTATGTAGTTGCCAGCGTTCCGTCAGCTAATCAGCTAATTATTAACGCAAGCAACCTTGCAGCGTCTACACAAACGTTACCATTAAATAATGGCCTTGCGCGCTTTACATATTACAACGGTATCGGTCCGTTAGCCGCTGGTTCAGGGTACGGTATTGGCGGCTTTGGCTCCGGTGGATTTGGCACTGGTATTCCGCCAAACAGCTTCCGCACCATGGCTACTATTGGCGCGAAGGGCAATGGAACTACAGCAACAATAAGCCATACAACGAATACAAAAATTCCAGTTGGTTCTCTTGTTACGGTAACGGCAATCATCCCATCAGGATATCAGACTGGAAGCACCGTTTCTGTAACAGCATCTACATCTAATATTTTTGATGTCACCAACATTGTTGGATCTGGAACAACAGTAACAGTCACGCATACAGGATCTGTAGCCATTGAAGTTGGTACTGTGTTTACCCTCTCTGGAGTAAACCCCGGCGCTTACAATGGTACATGGCAAGTCACAGCATCGACAGCAACGACTGTGGAATTTTCGTCAGCTGTAACAACTGCTTATGTATCTGGCGGTGTTGTTGCATCAAATACGATTTCTTATCTGAATGCCACAACAGGGCCACAAACGACACCGGGTGTCATTACGGTAAACCAAATCACTGGTCTTGAAGCAGAGGATTGGACCCTTGATAATTGGGGCGAAATTCTGATTGCATGTCCGCGCGGTATTAGCAGTGACCCCGGACAGCCAGATGATATTTTAGTTGGCGGTGGCATCTACTATTGGCAACCGGGATCAGGTAACCCGATTGCTACAATTATTCCAACCGCGCCAATCGAAAATAACGGCATCTTTGTTGCTATGCCGCAAAGACAGTTGATTGCATGGGGATCTACATTTACTGGAATTCATGACCCGCTTCTTATCCGCTGGTCTGATGTTGGTAACTTTAATGTATGGGCTGGCAGTGTAACAAACCAAGCTGGGTCTTATCGTATCCCAAAGGGATCTAAGATTGTTGGCTGTATTCAGGGTCCGCAACAGGGTCTGGTGTGGACCGATTTGGCCGTGTGGGCCATGCAATATGTTGGCCCTCCTTATGTCTATTCATTCAACGAAATTGGTAGCGGGTGCGGTCTGATTGCGCCAAAGGCATCAATTTCAATGAATGGTGTTGTTTATTGGATGTCGCAGTCGCAATTTTTCCGTTTATCTGGAAGCGGCGTTGAACCAATACCATGCCCGATCTGGGATGTTATCTTCCAAGATCTGGATACAAACAATCTTGATAAGATCCGTATTGCCCCAAATTCCCGCTTTGGCGAAGTGACTTGGTACTATCCAACCGTTGGAAACGGCGGGGAAGTAAGCCACTACGTAAAGTACAATATTTATATGAACCAATGGGACTTTGGTGCGCTTGGTCGCACAGCTTGGATTAACCAATCCGTGTTTGGCCCTCCTATTGGCGCGACAACTGATAACGTCATTGTGCAGCATGAAACATCGACCGACGCTGATGGTCAGGCGATGAATTCATACTTCCAGACAGGCTATTTCCAATTAAATGATGGCGACGTTCTTACGTTTGTGGACCAGTTTTGGCCTGATGCAAAGTGGGGTTATTACGGCGGAACACAGAACGCCAACCTACTATTGACGTTTTATGTGACGCAATATGCAGGCGATACACCGATTGCATATGGTCCCTTTACACTGACGCAGGCTACAGAATATGTGACGCCGCGTCTTCGGGGCCGTTTGGTTAGCATTAAAATAGAAAGCAATGATATTGGCACATTCTGGCGATTGGGTAATATGCGTTATCGCTGGCAACCGGATGGTAAGTTCTAATGGCTAGTTTAGACGATATTCTAACCACGCAGAAAAATGGTGTCGTTGCTATCAACGCACTAAACAATATCACACTTGGCGCAGCTGGTACTGTTACATCTGCAACAGTTACATCAACAACATTAGTATTTGCTGGCTCTGGTCGATTGGTGAATGTGTCTGTTGTTGTTAAAGGCTCTGCAGATGGATTTATTCACAATGCATCAACAGCTGGTGGTGCAACAGCAGCAAATGCTTTATGCGCTACGCCATCAGCCGCTGTTGGTATTTATCCATGCGGACAAGTATTTACGAATGGCCTTGTGATCGATCCGGGTGCCGGACAGTCGATCAATGTAACGTATTCAAGCGGGTGATCTATGCCACTTAAAAAAGGATCTTCAAAGAAGACCGTATCAACCAACATCCGCGAATTGGTGCATTCTGGTAAGCCGCAAAAGCAGGCTATCGCTATTGCTCTTGATGTGGCGCGTCGATCCAATAAGGCCGTGGGCGGTGAACTAACGCCTGTTGTCGATCCAACCGTTTACAATGCACAACTGCTTTCAACCCTTTCTGGCAAGCCTGCAGCGGGTGGCGACGGGAAAACAGGTACCACCCCAAATGGTGAAGTAGAGGCCGGAAAGACCGCATCACCCATCATGCAGCAAATGGTTGCCGATCTGGGCGGCGGGGGTGGCGGTGCCGGGCAAGGCGACAGCGGCGGCTCTAATTTTGGTGGGTCCGATGCCAGCGGCACAGCTGGTGGCGTCAATGGCTCTGATTATGGCGGCGGCTCTGGGAATAACCCCGGTAGCGAAGGGGGATCGCCTGCCACCCTTGCAGAAGGCGGCGCAGCGCCCTTCTTTGGCGGCGGGCAAGGTACTACCACCAAGGTCCACGTAGGCCCCATCCACAGCCCCGTAGCGGGCCGTACAGACCATCTCCCTATGCATGTTCCTTCTGGGTCCTATGTGATCCCTGCCGATATCATTTCGGCCATGGGTGAAGGCAATACGATGGCTGGTTTCAAGGTGGCCAATACGATCTTTAGTCGCATCCCCGGCATGACTGGCGCGCCCGGTATGCAGGCTATTCCAGCGAAGGGAAGCACACCCGGAATTGATGCCGAACTGGGCATACCCGGCAAAGCTGAAGGCGGTGGAATGGACGAAGCTGTTCCCATTGTGGCAGCTGGTGGAGAATATGTTATTTCGCCGGGCGATGTTCGCCGTATTGGCGAAGGGGACTTAGACAGGGGGCATCAGGAGCTTGATCTATTTGTTAAGGC